TAAACTCTTCTTCGGGCGGCATACCATCACGGAGTTTGCCCTGCTCGTCAAAAAGTTTCACTCCTTCTTGCTCTCTTACATTTTCAAAATGTTCGGGAGATTCATCTCCCATCCATTCATCGGGGCCGGACTCCGGGCCGGAATCAAGGTTTTGCCCCTCAAAGGGCATCCTTTCGCCCATAAACTTGAGTCCATGCTTCTCCGGGTTCTCTACAGCATCTCTCATGAGCATATCACGAGACTGTGTGAATTGTTCACCTTGAGTATCGCCGCCAGCATCACGGAGAGCAGAAGCGGCTTGCTTGTTCGCCCATTGTTGAAGGCGCATTTCTTGGCCGTCTGCGGTAAGTATTTTCTGTCGGTGGGGTTGTATTGCCTTAATCAGTACTTTCATTTTTTCACAACCTGTTCTTTTCGTCACGATTCCCTAAATTGTATTCCATTGGTTTATCGCAAGTAGCGCATGTGGCTCTCCATAAGAAATGAAGAAAGCCGCAATGTGTACAGCGTGTACCCGAACCTATGTTGAGTACATCACCAATATTACGGTTGCGGTTACGCTGTTGGGATGTAATACCCTTGAGTGGATTTTGAGCATCAGTTACAGCCGAAGAACCGTAGTCAGTATCAACTTTAACGCCTTGCTTCTCCGAGCGAACCATGTCGCTAAGGTCAAGAGAACGAACATCGAATCCCATACCTACTCACCTCAAGCGAGTTGGTATGTCACCATGACAAAAACATTACCCAACACAGGGAATACTTCGGTATCAATTACAGAACTCGTACTACTTGAATCAGCCACCGCTTGGACAAGACCTTGAACAGTAGCCGCCCATGTAGAAGCATTATTAACTTCTTTAGGGGAAAAAGGGCCGAAGCACTTTACTCCAATTTTGGTTAGTGATGCCATCTAAGTCACCGCCATCAGCGTTGACCGAGAATCCAAAAGCGACCTGTATTGGTTGTTGCATCCGAACTGGCCGCACCAAGATGACCATTTCCTAAGATAATTAAGTTGTTTTGCTCATCAATGTCAACTTTTAAACTGTCATCAGTCAATGTTACTGCACCTGTGTTAGCACCGTGTTTGAACAAAGGGTCATCGTCAATCATTGCAACTAAAGCACCTGCGCCAATAGTGACTGTGGTTGCGCCAAGTGCTGTGATTACACCAAGTCTTTCCTCATTAGCGGTATAAACTGTTTCTCCTACATTGAAATGTATTCGTGCATCAACTGTATCGACAGTAATTGCAGTTTCTCCGATAGTTACTCCATCACCCTCATTAACTTGAATACCGGTGTTATACCTTGAAGTTATGTGTCCACCTGCGGCAAACACTGTAGAAAGAAGTCCATCGAAAGATAGTTCTGCTTGTCCACCAGTGAAAGTTCCCGTTATCATGAGCAAATCGCCCATTACATGTGTTCTCGTATCTATTGTCATTGTCATTGTTCTTCATCTCCTGTTATTTTTGTGGTGTCATCGACTTGACTTAAAGTTTCCTCAACTGGGGTAGGATTCAAGTATTCTTCTACAAGTTTTAATCCGGCTGTCTTTGTGAGATAACCGCTACCTGTAGAGATATTTTTATCCTTTAGCCATGCGATAATGTTTTTTCGACTCCACCCTGTGTCGGGCAAGCCGTCATTTCCTGCGTCTGTAGAAATACCTTCATCACCTTCAATCAAGAAGCGTGATGCAGGTAGTGTGTGTCGCCATTCATTAAGCCATTCTTGCTCAACTTCAACAACTTCACCACGAGTCCACATACCCATTGTATGTCGCATCGGTCGTTCAAAGAACGGTCCCAAAAAGGTAACAGTAGGCAAGTAGCCCACCTCATCCAACGATAGCGGTCAAAAGCACTACATCGGTGTTTCCACCAGTAGTGTATGCGATTGTACCCGATTCGTGTGCAACAACGGTAGCCGCCGCCAACAAGGATTCGTCAGTGTCGGTATCGTTGACAAGGGATAGCAAAGCGTAAACCTTGCTTAGTCCACTGTCGTATGCGTTTACATCGAAGGTGTGTGATGTTCCTGTGTCTCCTGTCAAAAGAACAGAAACAAGTCTTAGACCGGAAACGGGTTTGTTACTGCTTGAGTTTACCGCTTGGAAACCGGTAAGTGCGCCGGGGTAAGTACCTGCGGCGGCTGTGCCGGATAGCCATGCTGTGTTGTCTCCAACAGTTCCATCTGCGTTAGGAACTTTTTGAGGTGCGCCGGGTGTGTTACCACCAATTGCAATGTCCAAATATGTTGTCGTTACTGTCAAATTACTGTGTGCCATTTATTATCACTCCATTTTTTTATTTTTTTCTCAATCACCATCACTTTAGGTCACGGATTGAAGCGTGTCCTCCGAAGAAAGTAGTCCATAGTTCTCCCATAGTTCGGTACATTCCTTCTTGTCCAAGACGGTTGATTGCGAATGGGTCGCCGGTTTCGATACCGGATTCAAAGTATTGCGTTGGGATAGCAGTAGAGAAGTAGAGGTAATCCGTGTCGAGGAAATACATACGGCTCAATGTGTCTGCTTGAACATCCTTAGATGGGATGATAGGAACACCGTTGTAAGTTGCAACGATAAATCCTGCTTCAATACCCGGTACACCCTTAACACCGTTGTAGGTAGGGGTAATACGCTTTTCCTCCATGAATCGCTGTTGCGATTGGAGAAGTTGTTGAAGACGCATCAAAGTGTCATATCCAGTGAGGATAACCTTTGGATTGCCACCACGAGTCCAGCACTTTTGGAATATTGTGTCCAAGTGGTCGAGTGAAAGAGTTCGGTCAGTACCGGAGTTCTCATCGTGTTCAGCCAAAGACCAAGAGTTTGCACTGCGGTCAATCGAGTAAATGTCTTCATTAGCAGATGCAGATGCACCAGTAGTAACTCGGTCAAGAGACTCGAAATCGTTACCAGCAGCAGTAGCCTTGTCAACAAGAAGCATCTTGTTGATATGCTCGGCGTGGTGCTTACCCATTTCTTCTTTGAGGATTGAACGAATGTCGCCCAGTCCGTCATCCTTGTCAGCAAGGAACATTGCGGTTTCGCTCATGTCGAAGGTGTGAACAACAGTCTTCGGCTTTGCGGCAATGTGTTGGAAAGTAGGCTTGGTAGTGTCCGGTAGAGTTGCGTTTTCTGCAACACCGCCACCAACAGTGAATGAAGGTCGTGCGGTGATAACTCTCCAACCACTGCGCTCCCAAGGTCGCTTTGGTAGGATTGAAAATGCATTGAACTCTTGGTTCAACTGTGACCAAACCTTGCGACCGTAAATCGCTTGGTATGTTCCTGCTGTGCTTGAAAGCATTGGGCTGTCAGCCTTGAGTAATTCGCTACCGCTGTAGGAATATCCCATTGCATTACCAGCACCGTAAAAGTACCGTTCCATGTCAGTTACGCTTCGTATGTAGTCTCGTGCCATATATTTCACTCTCCATTATTTTTTTTTATTTTTTTCAAGCCCCTCGGATTACCGAACCGGCGAGATTGTGTACTTCATCCCAAGACATGTTACCCAAGTCTTGTGTGGATGGGACTTCAACATTAGATGAAGAAGCCGACTTTTGAATTGTTGTGCCTTCAACAGTCATGTTGTCGATGCGCTCACTTAGAGCGTTGATGGACTTCATAACTTCACCAAGAGGCGCACGAGCGTCAAACTCGGCTTTTTCTGCCTCATGCTTTGCGATTTTTTGTTCTTCTGCAAAGCGAGATGCGAATTGAGATTCAAGGTCGCCACGGAATCCTTGTTCCAATGCGGCGGCTTTGTAAACTTCGTAAGCGGCTTCGATGTCAGTTGAAGAAACATTGCTTGGGTTAATGTAACCCTTAGCCAGTGAAGCGGCTCCTAGCGCACCTGCTGGCTCTTTGCCACCAGTTGAGGTGATTGCGGAGATTGCACCGGTTGAAGGTGAACCGTTTTCTTGACCTCGACCTCGGACTTGTCCGGCGAAGTAATCAGCACCATCAACAGCATCGGGGTTGTCAAAGCCACCAAGTTGTGCCTTCTCCAAGTTGTCGAAGTGTGTTCGTGCTTGCATGGTATCAACACCAGCGGATTTGAGGGTGTCCTCCATCCAGTTTAGGTATTCTGCTGTAATTACATCACTGTATTCGCTCTTTGCGTAGTTCATTTTATCATCATCCTCTTCTTTATCGTCTTTTTTATCAGCGAATGGGTTTTTAGATTCTTCTTTTTCCTCTTTAGGTTCGGAATCATCTTTTTTGTCGTTCATATGTTCCTTCAAGCCCGGTGGCATTTCGCCTTTTTCCATTGCGTCAA